CCCGGCTCTCTTGAAATATCCAACTAACAGATATTACATATTTGTTAGTTTATGGAAAGCTGCTTGTCTGTAAACAGGGAAACCAACTCTCATTGTAGCTCTGATAGCAAGCTGATTCTTAATAAAGAAATCAGAGTGACTGTCAGTTACAGCGAGGTCGATACCTTGTCTCATCACAACATGAGCTGCTTCACCGCCACCGAATTTACCAACAAGTACTGTACCTGCGGCAATTGCGGTTGTAGGGATTACTTTTAGTCCCCATATTGCGGCTTGTGGTCCGCTAGCCATGCTTCCAGCTGCTATGAACAGAGGATTCTTTGCTGCGTATCCAGCAGTAGCATCTCCTGCAAAGTCAGTTGAAACTGATGTGACAATATCATTCCAGTCGCTAGGGTGCATAACAATTGCATCTGGCTCTGTGAAAGCGTTGACGCGAATGTCAGTAATTGCACCATAAAGAGCACCAAGTTTTCCTAAGTTACCTGAGTAACTTGAGAAGTCTGTGCTACCAACTGATGTTTTTCCAGCGTCCAAGATTCCTTCTACATTTGGAGCAGTACCGTCTCCATTAAGGAGTTGGCTGTCTAAACGAAGACGAATCATTGTTTGCAATCTGGAGTTCAAGTAACCTTGTACGCCAGCTTGGTCTGCTAGTAACTCATCTGTTACTGGTATGAATACACCGATTTTTCGGATGGATTCTGTTTTTTCTGTGAACTCTAATGCGGCCTCAGCAATAGCGCTTCCCTCAGCAGCTTCAGCAGCTGCGTTGGTGAATGTTGTCTCTTCTAAGTAAGAGAAAGCATTTTGGTCACTATTAATTTGGTCGAATAGATTAATCACAGTATTAGGGTCTCTTGTTAAAAACTCTAGGAATCCTGGTTGTCTTAGAACCTCTGGTGGATAACCTGTAGTGTTAAGAGTAGTTTTTGTCTCAATTTTTGAGTCAATACCTTTTACCCCTGTACCTACATAATTTTTGTAGGCTTCGGACTCTGTAAATAGCTGTCCAACAGATTTAGCTTCTGAACCTTCGTTATTAGCTAACGGCATTTCTGCAACGGGTTTTGAATCTACTTCGAGAGCTTTTTCATTGGAAGCTTTTTTCTTCTCAATGGAAAGGTCTTCGACTAATTCAGCAAGTTCGTCATTTCTTGACTTAATCTCTTCTTTTTGCTCAGAGTTGTACTTGCCGTCTTCAGCGGATTCAAAAACAGATTTTAATTCTGCTCTTTTAACAGCGATTTGGTCCATGAGTTCTTTTTGTTTACTCATTTTGGGATTTCTCCAATCGTTATTGCTTATACTTCTTCTATTTCTTCGACTAAGGATTCAGCAATAATTTGCTGTGCCCTTACCCACTCAGCATCAAATTCTTCGTCAGAGGAATCAGTGTTATCTTCTGGAGTTTCTTCTTCAGCAGCTTCATCTTCCGGTTCTTCATCAACAGATTCCTCTGCTGGTGTTTCTTCCTCAATAGCTTCTTCGACTTCTGTTTCAACATCAATAGTATCAGTTGAAGCCTCAGCTACCTCTTCAGATTCGGCTGGCTCATCTTCCACAAGTTCTTCATCTACTTCTAACTCCAAAGCACCCTCGGTTCCGACATGTCCGATGAACTCATCAATCTCGGTCCAAGCATCGTTTAAGTCGTCTGCGACTGCACGAAGTGCTTCGGTGGCTTTAACGCCTAATTTTCTCCCATCTTCGCCTCTGAGCATAGAAATAGCTTTTGCTCGGGCTACTAAGTCATCCAATGCAGCAAGCACATCTTTGACTTCTTCAGAGAAAGACTTGCTGTCTTCCTGTGAAACTTCTAAATCTTCGTCTGACTTTTTCTCGTCATCATATTCTTTCATACAGTTACCTCCATTACCATATTTACACTCGCCTTTACCTTTAGCCTCAGATTTTTTACCATCTTTAGCACAAGGACCACCTTCATGATATTTGCAAGATTTCATTTCATCTTCGTCATCTCCATAACTTTTAGAACCACAGTTGCAATTACAAGATGAAGATTCAGTTACTTCTTCTTGCTCACCTTTTACTTCTGTAATTTCTTTAAGGAGTTCTGTGTTAGATTTAATAGCAAGAGTATATGTATCTTGATTAGCACCAACAAGAACAGGAGAAACTTCATAAACAGTAAGGTCTTTTAAATACCTAGCGTTTGTGTCATCACCATCTTTATCTTTAGTTTTTGAAAATTCTGAGTCGTTAACTTTATAGCCGAATGACCATTGTTGCATATCGCCCATATTCTTAACTAGATTGTAAGCTTCTTTTCCAGACTCTGTGTCCATAAAAAACTCACCTTTAAAAACAGCTTTATCATCATCTTGTGTAATTGTACCTTTTCCTATAGGCATATCCCATTTGTGTGACCATACCATTGGTACTTGATTGTTTTTAAAACCAGACTTGACAGCTCCTGGTACTACAACATCTCCATCACTATCAAGAGAGTTAAATAGACTGAATACTGCTTCTACTTGACCAGAGTCATCTTTTAACTCTATGTCTATATTTTTAGATTCGTTGTTCATCATACCTCAATATTCTACAATATAAATTTGTAGAAGCGCGTTTTAATTATTGTATAATATGATTTCTACTTTTAGTGTTTTATTATCTAAAGTCAGATATTATTCTAAGCTTTGAGATAAGCACTTTAACACTTCTATCTGTCTTCTGATGTTGACCATTTTCTAAACGAGCCCATACCGTAACAGTTGCTTCGTCATCACTTACTGATGTAACAATACCGTGAACAATTGAAGGTGGGTCTGGGTCTTTATTTATTGACCAACTAACTGCTTGTCCTGCTCTAACTGACTCTGCTTTAGTTTCAGATTTTTTAGATGACAACGGATGTGAGCTTGGTAGTAAATCTTGGTCATAAGGTTTTCTTCTAAACTTACCACTTCTCAATGCTCTCAAAAACCCGTTAACCCTGGCCATCGCCCACTGGTCAGCAGATGTAACATTACCTCTTACTGAACCTGGGTTAGTTCTATATGCTCCAACACCTCTGTTAAATACTGCAATAAGCATTCTTAGTGTTGCTCTATGTTTTGGATTTTTAGAGTTATGTTCTTCTACTTTTTTCTGTAAAGATTTTCTTACTCTATCAGACACAGCTTTTATTAAATAATCTTCTGCTATATCAAGAGATTTTTTTCTTCTTTCTCTAATAACTTTTTTGTAATCGTTAACAACTGACTTCATTTGTGAAACACCACCGGCTGTAACACCGCCCCATTTCATTACGGCAATAATGCCGTTAAGTCTATTGTTTTTCTTATGACGATTCATAAAGCGTTCTCTTCTCTTAACCCAGTTAAGAACTGATTCGCTTCTGTCTCCGCCTTTGTAAGCTGTCCATTTATTAAAAGCATCGTTACCAGTAAATGAAGTAGGAGGATTACCACCGGTACCTGCTCTTCTCCAAATCTCTGGCCAGTTTTCTTTTAAGTCTTTTACATAAGCATGACCAGGAAATTGTTTATGTTGTGAGTTAGATAAACTTATTTTTTGGTTATCTCCACTTCTAGGAAAGTTAGTTAACTTTTCTGGAGCTTTACCCTCGTTTTCTGGTTTACTCATAACTTCTTCAAATTGTTCATGAGTAGCACAAGCCATGTAATAAGTTTGTCCATCTAGGTCGTACTCATGAGCACCTTCACATCCTAATATTTTAGCTCGTTCTTCTGCTTCTTTTCTAGTTTCATAAATTTCTGGTATAACTTCGGCTTTTTCTTCCGGACTGGACAACTCATCTCCTCGTTCGTACATTACTTCTGCTTCTTCCAAAGAGACTTTAAGTTCTTCAATTTTTCCACCTTTTTTATTATTAAGATAATCTTCTGCTTCTTTTCTTGTATCGAAGCATTTAATAATTTTCCCGTCTTCGTGTCCTACTACACAGTAAGAACCATTTGGCATTTCGGCAATATATTTTTCTTCACTCAAGTAATTAGGTGTTGGAAGAATTTCATCTTCTCTTTCTGTTTCTTGAGGAAATGTCGTGGTAGTCAATGTTGCTTTAGACTCATCGTCATTGTCATTTACCGTTGCAGGTTCGGACTCGTTGTCATTAAGAAGAGGGCTACCATCTTCTGTGACTTGAATCATATTCATAGGTCTTAGATAAACATCGTGTCTGTTATCTGCTTCAAGACCTACTACTTTTCTTGCTTCGCCAATTGTTACCCAACCCCCTTGAACAGCAGTATTCATGCGTTTATAGAGATTGTCTTTGTCAACAGCTAATGCTCGAACATTGTCAACATCAAATTCACAATATTCATTGTCATCACCGCCGAACTCTGGTCGTAACAATTGATGAGTCACTTCTTGCGCAACCATGCTCCACATTGGGACCATTTTTGACTCCGTAAAGAACTCTCTTAGTTCTTTAGTATTGCTGTATGTAGCTGAGTCAAGACCGGCACCAAGTCCTGCAAGAACAGCTGGAACGCCAAGAACGGCAGATACTCTTTCTTCCGGTATTCTTCTTAACTCTGCTAACTTCATTTGGTCTGGTGAGAAAGATACTATTTCAACATTCATAGCACCAGATAAGACCATAGGCGCACCTCTGTTCTTACCACCAAACTTTTGCTTATACATATCTGCAATAGCTTCAGCTTCGTCTCTCGTTGGACCACCCATAGCATCATCTCTTGGAGAGAGGATTACACCAGGGACAGCCATGTTGTGTAACAAAGCGGCAGTATATTGTCCTGCTGCTTCATCACCAGCAATTTCTCGTAAAACTGATTTTAGAGGAGCCATTCCTCTTCTCATATCATTTGGGTCAACAGCTTGTCTTAAGTGAAACATATCTTTTTTGTCAATCCTCACATTGTCTTGACCTTGAAGTCCACCCTGTGGTTGATAGTTGTAGTGTGTAATTAATTCATTCTGTGTACCCTTAGCTTCTACTAAATGAGGCATAAGGGGTACTAGCTCCACAACTTCACCTCTTGCGTTCCTATTCTTATATATAAAAGCGTCACCTGCTGCATTAATTGATGTAACAATATAGTTAGCAAGTAACTGCTGTGTCATATATGGATTTGGTCTTCTAAACAATCTAGCAAGTGGATGGTTCATATCTCTTGTATAATCTCCCTCGGAGTTTCTCTTAGAGACAAGTAATCCTGGTTCAGCAAACGATGTTGCTAAAACATTTAAACAAGCAACAACTGCTGAGTTACCAGTGCCGTCACCTATTTCTGCTATCTTTTTGTGGTCAAAGTACCCAGACTCGGTGTTATAACCGAATACAGCTTGATTTAAATATGAATATTCCTGTTGATTAACAGTAATGCCTTTTTGTTCTCTTCTTACTCTTGCATCAGTTGGTGCATTCAACCAGTCTAATGCTTTTGAAAATCTTGACTTATCTTCAGCCATTAATATGCGCTCCAGCTCTTTTTATCTTGTAGTAGTTGAACACCATACGACAAAGTATCGATAATATCATCATGAGCACCTGCTGGGAAAGTCATTATTTCTCTCTCTACTTCTGGTAGCCAGTGAGTATCTCTAAGTAAGAATACTTCTCCTGCTTCCATTCTCGCAGCTAGGGGTAAAGCTCTTGTAACTTTATCTTTATCCGTCTTAAGATTTTTAACTCGAATACCAGCTCGTTGCGCCATCTGGATTATCGTGGTTTGAAAACCTTGGCGTTCTATACCTACATATTGTAACTTATTTTTGTGAATTGCTCGTTTTATTGCAGGTATGATGTCTGGACCTTCCATTTTCTGTCGTACCATATCTAGTACTAAAAGCCTATTATCTGGGGTTTGTGCAAAACTAGTTATAACTGTGTAGTCAGAATCTTTATTTGTTGTAGTAGCTAAATCTACAACTCCGTATTTAGGTAAGGCATTTAAGTAATATTCTGAACCATCGACAATACATTTAAGATTACCTGCTGCGTCTGGAGCAATAATATAATAATTCATCCACTCGGGCTTTAACATACCTTGACCTGCGTCAACAAACTCTGCTAAATACTCTTGTGCAAAAACTATAGAGCCAACTTCTTTTCTAGCAGATTCTACTTCTTCGGGGTCAATCATAGGATTGTCAGTAGTAGAGAATCTAAATCGTTCCCAGTTCTCTGCTTCTTCTGCATTTTCCCATAAATCAAAAAACCAGTTATCTCTACCAATAGGTGTTGAAATAAATAAAGCAGAACCTTTACGCTCTGTAAGTGTAGGTCTAAGAACTTCTGCCCATACTTCGGGTTTTACGAATGCAGCCTCGTCCATAACTAGATAGTCAAGACCTTCACCACGAAGTCGTTGTGGATTATCAGCAGAACGAACAGCAATAGAACCCCCGTTAGCTAAATCAATTTGCATGTTTGCTAAAGATACATTCGGCTCTATCTCCCTAGGAAATGATTTTGCACTTGCAGCGATATCTCTCCAACCAACTCTAGCAATAGAGAATGTAGGAGCTACCCACCAAGCTCTACCACCCTTAAGAGCTACTTCCATACATAATTGGACACCAAGTCTTGTTTTACCAAATCGTCTACCAGCACATAGTATTTTCCAACGCGCTTCTGATTTAGCTACTTTAAGTTGTCCCTCATGTAAAGGAGGAAGTTTAGGAACATATTTATTAGTCATGAAGTTCTTTATACATAATTATTGGAGTGTGTTCACCTAC